CCGCCAACTCCAGACACTGTAGCTCAGATGGATGCGAATGCTGCGGAACAGGGTAGAGCTTATGCCCAAGAGAGAGGAAGATACCCAAAGATTGTAGCTGACTCTTTACAAATATCAAAGCTTGATGCGCTTAATGAAATGACAGGAGTAGGTTCTTTAGGAGTTAGTATGGCAAATAGTTCAGACCCTGAAAAGCCCTACACCATGACAAAAAAGAAAAAGAGTAAAAAGAAGAATAAGAAGAGTCTTACTAATTTTCTTAACAACGCATTCGTTATTACACCAAAAGGTTACTAAATATGTCCCAACTATTACGCGATACATTCTCATTCGGTGAGCTTCAAATTTTAACTGAAGGCACTAAAACAGGTCCTATGAAAGTAAGAGGACTATTTCAAGAAGCTAATTCTAAGAATGGTAATAAGAGAGTATACCCTCAGCCGTTATTGGAAAGAGAAATTAAGAAATTACAAGAACCTTTAACCGAACGTAGATTGGTTGGAGAGTTAGACCACCCATCAAATGAAATTGTACATTTGGCAAATGCTTCCCATATTATTACAGGTCTTACCATGGAAGGTAACAAAGTGATAGGAGAAGCCGAGATTCTAAACACTCCATCAGGAAGAGTTCTTCAAGAGCTCTTACGCGCAGGAGTTAAGATTGGAATTTCTTCCAGAGCTGTAGGAGGACTTACGTATAACTCTAAAAGTGAGTGTTACGATGTAAACGAAAACCTGCGAATGATTACATGGGATATGGTGTCAGAACCATCCTGCCAAGGCGCTTACCCTGGACTTCTGGGCGAGAACCAAATAATTTCTGAAACCACCAAACGAGTGTCAGAGAATGTTGACCACCTTCGTTCCGAAAGAATGTATATACACGCTCTTCGGAAAGAATTAAATAAAAAATAAAAAATTTCTAATCTTCTGCTTAAACAGTAGTAGATAAGGAAGATAGAGAAAAAAACTATGACTAATTTCGATAAAATCGCAAAACTTCTGCCAGAAGGTCTTTCTGAGACTGGCATTGAAGAAATTTCCGCTATTGTAGAAGAGACCGTCCAAGAAAGAATAGATTCTGAGGTTAAAAACCTGGAAGCTAAAGTTGGAGGTTTCCTTCGCATGAAGCTTAATGAGCTTAAAGAACAAGCCCTTATAGAACTTGAGAAAAACGACGAGACTTTCCGAGCCGTGAAAGTTTATGAGTCACTTAAGCAAGTTATAGCTGAAGATATTTCAACAACTGAGACAGACTCAGTAACTTCACAGTATAAGAATGAAAATACAGAGCTACATGAGACCGTTGGGAATTTAAATTCCAAAGTGTCTCAACTAATGACAGAGAATAGCACATTAGAAGAATCACTAGGTGATTTACAGGATACTGTAAAATCCCTAGATGAGACTACTAAGATGCCTTTCAAGTCATCCGAACAAGCCCTCGTTATCACTAACGAGAGCATCAACGAGTCTGCACAGCCCACCAATGAGGTTGTGAATTCCTTTCTCACAGAAGACGTAGTCCGTCTCTCAAAATTTAACTAACTCACTACTATGATTGAATCCAAAACATCAGATGTCCTTTGTGAAAAATGGGCACCAATTTTAGAAGGTATCGATGACCAGTACACTCGTGAGACTACAGCTATTCTTCTTGAAAACCAAGCTCGCCATGTATTAAATGAGCAAGCTAAAAGTGGCGTTCTAGAGGAAAACACAGCCGTAGGCGACCTTGGTACTTTTCAGAAGTTTGCCTTTCCACTCGTACGCCGGGTATTCCCGGAGCTAATCGCTAACAAAGTTCTCAGTGTTCAGCCTATGCAAGGTCCTGTTTCTCAGGTATTCTACCTAGGATTTGACCGTGTAGGTACTGATACTTCAGAGAGTGTATCACGTACACAGACTGTTTACGGTAAGTATGACCTAACTTATGGTTCTAATGACGCTGGAATCGGCGACTCTGATACCCTAGGTAATATCGGAGACCTCGATGCTACTATCCATGCTTATCCAGAAGGCGTACAAGCGTCATCTGTATCAGGTTCTATGGATAACAGAACTGTGGGTCAGAACATTGCTGCATTCCCTGTTTCAAGTAGCTTAAGCCAGTTTGATACATCTGCTGGTGAAGCGTTGACAGGTACTGGCATTCCTGAGATTAACTTCCACATTGAGCAACAAGCAGTTGTCGCCAAGACACGTAAATTCCGTGCCTTGTGGACAATTGAAGCCGCTCAAGACTTGAAGGCTTATCATAACCTAGATTTGGAGCGTGAACTTACTGACCTTTTAGGTAAGGAAGTTGCTCTAGAGATTGACCGTGAGCTTCTTGAAGACATGCGTTCTCTAGCTTACGATGCTAACGATGAAGGTTTGTTCGACAGAACTATCATGGACCTAGGTGGTTCAAACAGATTCCCTTCAGCAGCTGCTGCAGGTGAAGATGGAAATTACCAGTATGGTTTTACCGCTGGCTCTAATCCAAAAGGTACGGACAAAAACGTATTCTTCGTAGACTTCAATACCTCTGCACTCGGAATGGCTCCTCGTCACGCCGGTGAAGCGTATGCGAACCTAGTAGCTGTGATTAATATCGCTGCTCAGGATATCTACAAGACTACTTACCGCGGTGCTGGTAACTTTATTATCACATCTCCACTAGTCGGAGCTATGATGCATTCAGCAGCTAAGCTTGAAGGTGGTGTCCCTAGTGACCAAGCCGGTAGTATGGGTGCTAACATCCAATACAAAGGTAAGTGGATGGGACAGTACGATGTGTATATCGACCCACTTTGGCCGGAGGATGAAATCCTTGTAGGTTATAAAGGTTCGAATGCAATGGAAGGCGGCATGGTTTATGCTCCTTATATCCCACTACAAATGCTACCAACAGTAGTTGACCCTAACACGTTCCAACCACGTAAGGGTTTGATTACTCGTTATGGTAAAGCAGCTGTAACACCAGAATCTCGCTGGTACCGCATTATTCGTGTGGTAGGTGCTCAGTCATCACGTTACATGTTCACACCAGGTGCTAGAATGGATACAGCCTTCCTGCCTGCGCTTGCTGAGTAGTACTAAGATACTTAAAATACTTTTTATAAAGAAGAGAGCTTTCGAGCTCTCTTCTTTCGTATATAAGGTGAGGGAATTTTATGAAATATGTAAACGAGAGGAACACACCCTGCATAGTGCGGGTAGAGGGGGAAGCTAAAGTGCTTCAACCCGGAGAGGAGATACTCTCGGATATATGCTTATTAAAATATGGCTTAAAAGCTATACCTCAAACTCCTTTGAAAAAATCTACTAAGAAAAACCTTACAACACCTAAAAAATAATGGCAATAAATCCTATAACACCGGACACCTCCTATGGAAATACAACTGGGGATTTTCCTGGTAGTGGCACACCTTCAATCTATAATACTAGCTCAACCGAAAAATTTGGAGAGATTGATTACGATACTTTAAACAGGAGTAGATTTGCCGACGTTATCGAGTTTAGTAAATTCTATAGCAGTATTAAGGATTCAATCCTCTCACGCTTAGGCTCACCTGTAATTAGAGTAGAGCTTTCAGACCATCAGATATTGACTGTTATTGATGAAGCAGTCTCTAAATTAGATTTTCATGCTCCTAACTGGTGTACGAACTATACTACATTTAGAACAGTGAAAGGTAGAAATGTATATGAGATGCCTAAATTTGTTCTGAATAATTTGCAGTTCGTAGCTTATAAAAAATCCCTACTATCTGTAGCGCAAGCAGAAGGAAGTTTAGAATTTGATTTTTTCATTAAGTATTTCCAAGATAATTTCCTATTCAAAGATTTTCAGATTACCGATTTCTTATTAATGACTATGCACCTGGAACAGCTGCGGAAAATTCTAGGAAGGGATGGAACCTTCGAAGTAGTTGATAATAAGTACATAGCCGTATATCCGGTACCTCAAGAAGTAGAAGAAGTTATTGTACAGTTTAGAAGTTTAAACAGTCATACCTTACATCCCTTTTATATTAACTGGCTGCAAAAATATGCAACCGCTAATGCTAAGGTTATTCTAGGAGGGATTAGAGGAAAGTATAGTACCCTCCCATCCCCCGGAGGAGGAGCTAAATTAAACGGAGATGCTCTCGTCCAGGATGGTCAGAAAGAGATTGAAAAATTAGAAGACGTCTTATTTAATGAGATTGAAGAGCCTCCTGCCTTTACCGCGTTCTAATGGGTAAGAGAGAAAATTTAAGATACAACTCTCCCAAGAAGGGTAGGGTCTCTTTTGCGGATGAGCATATGGCTTCTCAGTATCAGAGTGAATTGGGTATGTTCGATGATGATAATCCTGACGTACAATTATTTGATTTAATCGACGGTGAGATGGTTAGATTAGCAGGTTCTGAATTAATGGTATTCAGGTGGACAAGGGATGAGAATTACGATAAGCTATATGAAGAAAATTCAGGAAAGGTATTATATCATTCTCCTGTAACTTTATTTGGACATTATGACCCTCTTCCTGTAGAAGAAGAATTAAATGATTTTGGTATAGAACTTAACAATGACCAGGTGTTTACTTTTAATAAAACCACAGCTGAGATTGCAATAGGTAGACCTTTAGTCCCAGGAGATGTTATACGTCCTAGATTCCAGAATTTATATTTTGAAATTTTTGAAGTTCAGGAAGACAGCTTCGAAGCCTATGGAGTATACCACTTAGTATGCGCAGCTAAGTTATTAAGAGACGCAGCAACATTACTGGGAACCCAGTACATCCCCGATTCGGATATAGAATAATAATGAAAGGTTTAGATTACTTTAGAAAAAAAATACAAGAGTTGGATTTACAATCTCCCGTAGATAAAAATAATTTCTATAGGGAGCATACTGATTTTTTACTGAAAAAGATGGGTACTGTACAAATTTTAGATTCAGAAAATAAAGTTATAAAACCTACTGTATTCTTCGCAAACCCAGAAAGAGCAATAGCTAAGATGAAGGAAGATAGAAACCTTACACTACCAGTCATCACTGTTGCTATTGGGGATATTGATGAGGACTTAGATAGAAGAAGGTCTAACTTCAATTTGGACATTGAGACTGTTTGGAACCCTAAAACTAGAATAGCTAGCCGGGTAGTTTCCACAGTATCTAAAGCTGTAAATATTACCTTTACTATTAATATATGGGCAAAGTATGTGGAGGATATAAACCAAATCGTTGAGAGTACCCTTTTAATGTTTAACCCTTCTCTAGATATTACAACATCACGCTCCAATAACTCTAAAGCCTTCATCGCTCAGGTTACTGACAACTCAGTTATTACGGTTGCCGATAAAGCTGACAGAGTAGTTAGAAAACTTATTGTAGTTTCTGTAGAGTCATATTTACCTAATAAGAGATACCTAATAACTTCAAACGGCTCCTTAAAGCTGATTGGGATAGACTTCGAATTCGTAGACGATAAAGATTCTAATTTCCAAACCCAGAATTCTGTAGGAGACGCTAATAATGCGGGAGAGGAGGGTAACGTAGCCATAGCACGTCCGCATGTCCCTGAAGTTCCTGCGGAGGCTGAGCCTGAAAGCTTAGGTGGTTAAACATTTGCTTTTATTTTAGTAAATTCTAAGTCTAGCCCCCATAAATAACATAGAGGTAAATATATGATAACTGTTAAAAATCTAACTAAACAAGGTCGAGAAGTCATCTTTAAAGATGGCTCTGAGTACATTCACTACTGGCTAAACGGAAAAGAATCCGTGACTATGCCATCTAACTTCATCACCGATACGGTTAACGAATTAGCCCGTCGTAAAATTATCTCCCTAAAGACAACTAACTAATTATGCCACCTATCTACTCAAGTCCAGGTAATTACGTAGTCGAGAAAGACTTCTCAGAATACGCTCCTGCTGTAAACTCATCCATTGCTGGAGTCGTAGGCTTCGCTTCTATGGGCAAGCCTAACGTAGCAACGTTAATCACAAGTCCAGCTCAGCTACTTGCCACTTTCGGAACTCAAGCAAGAGTATCTGGAGGTCAAGCACTTTTAGCTTCACTGGAAATACTTTCCCGCACTAATTCAATTTACTTTGTACGTGCTGAAGATTCCTCTACCGCCGCAGACGCATCAGCAGGTGTATCCTGGGGTGTATGTCCTGCAGTAGAAGTATCAGCTATGGGTATTGATTCTGACATAGAACTTAAAATTTCAGTATCAGATTCAGCAGGTGCTGATATTACTCCTGGAGGAGCTCCTTACACTTTATCATTTAGCACCGGCGATGAACCTGCAAAAGCAGCTGTAGATGCTCAAGCAGCAGTTCAAACTAACGATTTCCCATGGATAATTGTATCAGGTACTGCAGCAAGCTCTACACAACCTTCAAGTATACAGGTTGTCGGAAGCCACCCTGGAAAAACTGCATGGTTAACGGTATCTGCAACCACAGCAGCAGACGTAGGAGCTGCTAATGGAGGCAAGCAATGGGTAAGAGAAATTAACGCTCAAAACGCAACCGGTTCTGGTGTTGGAGCTGTCTCCGCAGGAGCTTACGGCGGAACAGCAGAAAGACAAGATAACGGTGGAACATACCTAGTTGAGTCTCTATACTCTGGTAGTGGCTACAATGCTTCAGCACAAGCTCTAGCTACAGGTGTTAAGAATCACGGACTTAAAGTTCAAGTTACGCAATACTCTGGAAAGAACTCACAGTTTGACTTGATTAAAGACGGAGTTAAAACAGAAGGCTTTCAGCTAAGTATGATGAAAAGCGGACTC